TTTTCAGCAGCCACAAATTCCTCTATTACTTTTTAGTAGCAATTTTTTCTGCAACAAATTTGCGATACTCGCCCATTGCTGTAGTAAATGCTTCTTCGACACTGGCCTTAGGATTTGAACTATAAACTTGGTCAACTGCATCAGCTGGACCCATTGGATTCTCACCCTGATTGTTAGCACGGTTGGCTCCGTAGTCCTTGCGGCCTGCGCCAGTCCCCTTAGCAGACGGTAGACTATGATAAATCTTTGGTTCGCTCATTGATGTGTTAGCCGGGCTATTCATCAATTTGCTTTCAGCAACTCCTGCCAATTCTAAAATACGAGCATAGCTTTGTTCGTACACGCCTTGACCAAAGATAGAATTAGTAGCAGGTGCGTCTTCTTTAACTTCTTCGTCCTTATCAGCCCAATCAGGTTTGCCGTCACCGTCTGCATCTGGCTTTTTGTTGTCGTCTTTGTCGTCAGCTTTATCTGCAGACTTGCCGCCGTTCTTCTTATCAATCATTGCTTTGAATGCAGCTTTTTGAGCAGCACTTTGTGCTTCGTTAGTAACACCAGCAAGTTGTAAGATACGAGCTGTCTCTTCATCAATCTCTTCAACCGCTTCTGGAAGATCTTTCTTGGCCAATTCCTGCTCTTTATCTTTACGTGATTTTTCTTCAGCATCAGTTTCAGTACCACCGTAAGTGCCAGAACCTGCTTGGTGTGATAAGCCAGTTGGTGTTTGCGTCACAGTGCCACCTTTAGAAGTGTATGACTTGTCACCAACTGCTTCGTCAGTTTCTTCTGGTTCGTCTTCCTCTTCAGATTCTTCCTCTTCAGATTCGCCGTCATCTTGTTCAATTTCATGATCATGCATGTCATGATCGCCATCGCCATCATTATCGCCTGGGACTTGATCGGCTGCTACTGTTGGTTCTGCACCAACATACATAACTGCTGGCTCTTCAACACCTGCTAGTTCGCCAGGCATTTCTGCTGGCATTTCTGTATCAGCACTCATACCGCCAATTTGAATTCCTGCTAATTTTAAAATGTTTGCAATTTCATCTGCGCTGTCTGTTGTAACGCTGATATTCTTGCCTGGCATGTTAATAGTAACAGTCATTGGGCCTTCACTTTGGCCTTCAGGAGTTTGACCAGTTACACCAGCCATGTCATCCCAGCACTCACCAATGCCTTCTTTGGCAATACGGATGCTTTCATTTACTTTAGTCTTTTTCATTTCTTATCTCCTTTGCCTGGAACAGCAATATTATTTTGTTTAGTGCCAACTGGGCTTGTCTTCCCATCAGCTGGGCCTGTATAGTCAGGTCCCGAAGTTATTTTACCAACCTGTTGTGTAATGTTAGCTTTACGCTCTTTACCAGACTTGTCGGCTGCGCTCAACATCTCTTGATTGTATTTGTCGCCTGCGGCTTCATCGGCACTTACTTTGTTTGCTTCAGAATCTGAATAGTCAACACAAAGTTTAGCTTCTGTATTCACATCTGCTTCTGCTTCGATTTGCTGTTCAATTGGCTCGTCACGACCAAATACTTTTAATAGACCATCAGCAATATACATTAAACTACGTAATTCGTTTTCTAATGTTGGGCCACTAACAGGCAAGCGTGTTACCACATCCACAATAACAATTTCATGTCCACCCAATTGCGGGAAATCCATTGGTTGTGCTTGTAGCATTAGCTTTTCTGGGCGGCCAACTTCTAGTGCATCATACTTCTTCATATGACGCTCCAAAGTTTCAAGTTGGCGGTCTGATGGTTGGAAGGCCATCTTAACACGATAGCGGTGTTCGCGCTGTAACTGATTAATATACTCTAATAGTGTGGGCATAATTGAATCCTCTCATAAGACTATTTATTATGACCGACACTCTTTAGGATTGCTTGCACGATATCATTGCGATTTCCCATCAGTCCGCCCTCGGTTGCATCTAAAACATTGTTAGAATCTGAGCCTTTTTCATCCCGATCCATACGTGCTTTACGCAACTGCAATTCAACCATTTTTAGCTTTTTGTCTATCTTGGCTGTCTTAGCATCAACTGCTGTTTTTAACAGTTGGGCGGCAACTTCAAAAATCTTGCCTGCATTTCTATCGTCAACATTGAATCCCAAATCCATCAAACGTTCGCTTTGTTCTTGCGCCATGTTTGCTAACTTGTCTAACTCACGCTCTGCTGTTGCCATGTCTGTGACAGTGGGCAATGCAATATCGACACGGTTTGCCATGTCAATTGTAGCGGCAGCTACAACAAGCTGTTCCTGAATTTCTTCAGAAACTTCTGGTATTGTGTGGTCCAAAGCATTTGCTTCCTCAATAGGTGGGAAACCAAACACTTCTTCTAATTTCTTAGTCATGCACTTACTTATGATTTATTTGCGGCGCTTACGTGAAGGATTGGTGTTATTAAAGATGTCTTCTTCTGTTAGGATGCGGAATGTTGCGCCCATGCGCTTGCACCATATTTTTGCTGCTGCCCACTTGCACATGTTGAGTGCAACTGCCATTTTTTCTTGTTGACTACGTGCAAGTTCCATGACAGCTTGTGCTTTGGGTTTGATTTCAATGAGTTCGGCACGGTTAACTCCATTGACTTGATATGTTACCAGAAAGTCAGGTACATAAAATGTGTCGCGGCCAGTAAAAGGATTCTTGTAGGGTATGCGTACACATTCACTTGCCCAAGAAACTACGCTGGGATGATTGTCGCAGAAGCGCATAAAAGTCAATTCCCAACCGCTACGATATTTTGGTGTTCCTTTGCCTACATACTTTTCAGGATTCAGTATTACATAGTACCCCTGTGAATAATTATTGGCCATTTACAACTCTCTGCTGGCAATTGATGAAACTGACGTTGCTATTTTCTTTGTGTAACGTATGGTCTCGGGTAACGTGAGATTGATATGATCAAGTATAGACTGATCAACATCTAATGTGCCATTGGCAACTGCTTTTTCGATCAGTCTTTTAAAATTTAAGCCTAAATCAATACTGGCTTTCCATAGTGCCATGACAATTAGCTCAGCAGGAGTTCGTGCCATGCCTAGACTCAGTACCTGTTGTACTGCTCGATCAAATTCAACTTGAGGTATTACTTTATATGCCATAATTAATAATCGGTTGGTTTTCCAGTCTTTTTAACATACTGTTGTTCTTTATTTGCTTGACTATTAGTAGCAGAAGGATTGTTATTGACGCTGGTTGGTGTCTTTCTATCAGTTGCTGACCCGTCAGCATTTTGTGTACGAGTTTGAGATGCATACCGAGGGGCAGCACGTAGCGCATCTGTTTCGGCCATATTTCTCGATGTTTCTTGTGACTGCAAACTTTTGCTTAACGGAGGGTATTTTTCTAATCCTGCAAGATATGCTTTTTTGTATTCAGGATTCATTCCCTTATCATCTTTTACATATTCAGCTTCTTGTTTAACAAACTGTTTATTTGCAGCTACTAATTCTTTTGATGGTGGGCGGACCCACGGCGGTGGTACTGGTGTTGTTTTGTTAACAACTGGTGCCGTTGCAGTACCTGTACTTGGACTATTTCCTGTTACATTTCCCATTGCATCATAAGTTGCCTCTGAGGCTCCTGAACGACCTTCAGGCCAAGGAGCAGTTTGCACTGGCTTGCCACCATTGGCACGTTCAGCATTGGCACGGGCAGCGCGGTCACGCAAGCTACCGGGTCTAATATTTGGATTACCTAGGCGTGTTTGATTTGTCATGTAAGGATTACCAGTGGCTGCACCGCCGCCAGTTACTGTGCCGCCTGCTTCAACCCATTTGTCACGTTCTTTTACTGCGTCTGCTTTAGGCGGCTTTGTGACAGGCACTGCTATCACAGATGGCTTAGAAGGAGGCTTTGGCAAGGCTTTAATACCAGCACCGCCATCTTCTGGTGTAGGGCCTTTAAACTCAAGATCTTTTACACCACTGATTTCTAAATCTTCGTAACGCAATGTGATAGTCCATACTATTGGATCACTAGTTGAATAATCTAGTGTATCGTGTTGCGCATCTGTGATAAATGCATCTGTTAATTTGTATACCTTGTCTTCACCATCACCGCTTAAATTCTTCATTGAGATTTTTACATCCAAAGGCAATTTCCCAGGTCGTTTAGAACCATCAGTGCTGTCAAATTGTCCCAATACAAACTGCCAGATCAAACTCTCTGCAACATTATTAGTTTGATCATAAAAGGTCATTGTGATTGGTTCGTAGTTCATTTTTGTTTGAACTATAGTTTTATGATTGTATACATTTACCACTTGTGTTTCAATTGAAAAGCGAGGTAGTTCACAACTTTTTGCTGTCAGTGGACCAGTTGACTCTAACCCATTTGCTTTACCGCCTTTGACTGCTAATTCTATTTCCCATGCAAATTTTAAATATGGAAAGCCGTTACCAAGCGGGCCAGAATTGACCTGCATGTCGTTAAGCATGAGTTTGGATGCTAAGTTTGTAAATGCCATGTGCGTATCATTGGAAAAGGGTTATTTCTAACCCTTTTCTTTCTCCTTGTAAGGGCAAGCATTTCTGCTTACACTTACTTATCACTTTAAATTAAAGCGTACTATTAAACTCCAGGTGCTACACCAGTTGATGCAACCGCAATGTCGTTATCGCCCGCGCCGCCATCAAGTGCATTAGTACCTTCGATGATATGTCCAGCATTGTCGTACTTGATAGCAATAGTGATCTGTAATGGATCACTTGTTGCATAGTTATTTTCGCCGTAGTTTACGTTTTGAATATAGCAACCTACTAATTGCCATGCATCTAAAACATTAGCTGGCTGAGAACCATCCAAGTTTTCAATTGCCATACCAAACTTGTAACCGCCGCCAGCTTTGATGCTGGATTGGTTAGCATGGTCTACTTGCTTTTGCATCTGTGCTGCAATTGCTCGTGTTACTAAACCTGTTACGTCATCACGCACTGTTAGTGTGATAGCATCCCATGTGTGCTTACCAGCTAAGTTGATGCGTGAGTTGTATACGTCGATTATTACATCGTCATGTGTTAAACTTGGACGACTTACGCTAACAACCTGACTTGTTAGTTCTAAGTTTTCGCCTGAGCCGAATTCGTTTAATAGCACACGGAAACGGTATTGTAGTTTTGGTTGTACTAATACGCCTGCGCTGCCTCCGTCTACGTTAAATTTGTCTAAATTGACTGCCATTTTATGTGTCTCCTGTTAGTGTTATTTAGCGTGTACCATTGGCAATCGCGCCAGTGTTTACAACACGAACTGGGATGTAGATAAATTCAGCTGCCTTAACTGGCTCAATAGCCACGTCAATGTACAACTCGTTTCTATCAATTCGAGCAGGGGTGTTGTTTGTATCATCACAAACTACTAAGAAGTCGTATACCGCACGTTTAGAATACATGTCAGCCAAGAATGCATTGAATACGCCCAGGATACGATTGCGTGTACGCTGATCGTTTGGTTCAAAGATGAACGGACGAGCAATAACTTCAAAACGTTCACGCAAGTAAGCCAACAAGCGACCAACGTTTACGCGGTCAAGTGCAGAGTTAGTTGGGTACAGAGTCTTTTGGCCCCAGATATATAAACCTTGGCCTGGGAAGTTAACCAATGGGTTAATATTCTTTTCGTACAGCGCATCGCGTGAACCTTGATTCAGTGCCAATGGGACAAATTCATTTTCAGCATTAACTGTACCAAGGTTACTGATACCACTTAACGCACCGCGGGTTAAACCAGCTGGGGCGAACCATGGATAAGCAATTTGGTCGTTGTATGCAATGCCACGTAGAACTGAGTGACTTGCTGGAACTGCAACATCGTTGCCGCTCAAGTCTGTACTCAAGCCGCTTGGGTAATAAATCGCTGCGCTACCGCTGCGTGTTACTAAACCGTCTGCGCCGTTTGTACCGGCTGCTGTACCTAAACTCCAGTTAACAACATCAGTAATCTTGTTGCTTAGTTTCAATGGAGTGTCAGCGATAACGAACGCTGTTTCTTTGCGGTCTAAGTTCAATGTAACCATTTCATCGATACATTCAACATAACCTGGAGTTGCAATAACGTTGAAAGTTAATGTTTCTGCACGTAGTTCTTCACCACTTGTCAATGCTGCCTGTAAACGCTTTACAACAACACGGCGTTGTGCCTTGTCAAACATGTAAGGGGCGCCTGCTTTAGGGCCGCTATCAACATTACCAGATTCTGTTTGCCAGAAACCTTCTGTTGCATTCCATGCTTTTACGTTGCCAGAGCTTACTGCGCTGTTCCATAACAACATGCCTTCTGGGTAATAAGCTGGGTTAGGAGCTTGGTCATCCATGGCCAATGCGCTACCAAATTCGCCGCGTGTGTCGCCTGCATCGGCTGTTAAGTCTGCAAACAATACGCCATCTTGCGTTGTTTGATCTGCATTATCTTTAGCTGTCCACTCGCTGCCATTCCATACCTTAAGCATTGGATAATTAGCCATGTCGTTTGTGTCAACCCATACATCACCAAAATTTGGATTTGTTGGCTCTTCAGTGTTTACATCAATCTCACTTGCTGCTACCCATAATGGAGTGTCATTGACTGTTGTCTTAACGTATACGTCAACTTGACTACCGGCATCATACCATAATTTACCATCTGGAAGTGCTCCAGTTGGGGCTGTGGTGCTGGCACTTACTGTTGGTGTGGCCCATGCAGAACCATTGTAACGCTTAATCTCAAACTCAGCTTCATTGCTTGTAGCAAACTGAATATAAAGACTGTTTGTTACCAGTTTGCTGCCAAATGCTGCTGTAGCAGTTGCGTTATCTACGTAACTAACTAACTGGTCAACATTACCTGCGCCGATTGTTTGTGCTGTCCAGCTTTGTGTAGAAGCATTGTACTTTTTAACTTTTAAAGACAAGCCTGAATTTGGACTTGTTGTCTTTACCCATACTGCACCATTTGATGCTGTAGGAACTTGGTAGTGCGGGGCAATAGTTACTGGCGCACTTAAATTGCCAGATGTAACTGCGACCCAAGAGCTGCCGCCTTCTGTTGCTACTTTTTTGTAGTATGCTTTTAATGTGCTAGTTGCATCTAATGCATAATCGCCTACAGCACCTTCGCCAGCGCCAGGTACGCCGTCAGTTACATAAACTGCTTTGGCTACCCAAGCAGAGCCGTTACCTTCAAACAAACCAAATGCGCTTGCACCTGTATCTAACCAATACTGACCATTTGTTGCTGGTCCAGTTGGAGCTTCAGCTTGTGGCTCTAATTCTTCCATGTTTAAGTCTGCACGTACTAGAACAGCACGGTTAGCAATACCCAGGTAGTAATAGGCGGCCAGCAAGCCGTATTCGTTTAGTTCGTGACCATGTACAGGCGTACCGTCAACGATGGTGAAACTTGGTTCACCGTATAATTGTACCAACTCGCGTTGGCTTGTAACAATAAGTGGTTTTTTAGCAAACGGTGCAGTAGTGTACTGTGCAACTGAACCATCTGGTGACGCTTTATTAGAACGTGTTGCTAAAACAATAACTGGAACTGTACCAGTGCCTGCAGATGCGTAGGCGCTTTCGTCAATAATCGAAACGCTTACACCTGGGGAACTTAATTGGGCC